TTACGTTGGTTGCCGACGGTCTTTCCATTCATCAACTTCCCTAGGATCAATGTCGAAGACTTCGCAGATATGCAAGGCTATTGTAACCGTGGGTATTGTGATCCCATATTCGATATTCTGGTAGTGCTTGAGAGACACATTTACAATCCGACTTACTTTTTCCTGAGACAATTTCTTTTCTCTTCTTGCGTCAAATAGTTTCAAACCGGAGAACGCTCCTTAATTCCTTTACTCCTATCTTAGGTTGTTGGTGAATTTTTAATCATCCATTTTACTTGGCTAATTAAAATACACGTAGTATACTTACTATTATTGCCAAGTATTTACATTTTGTGTTTACGATTGGATGTTGCATGATTTTAAGGAGTGTTTATGTATGAGGCTGCAAGAGAAGTTTCTAGGGACGCGCATCTGTTTCAAGGGTGGGATTATATCACAGTATGCAGGATTTTAGCTGTTTACAAATATCGGAAAGGAAACTATTACCAAATACTATTGTGTGTGATATCATTAAAAAAATTAAAAACGATAAATTTTTTTAGGGGGCATCCAATGTTCATGGAAATCGGAGATTTACTCCATGCCTACCGACAACGGGAAAATATATCGTTAAATGAGCTTGCAGAGCGCACAGACATTAGTAAGACAACACTTTCCAAGATCGAATCAGGGGAAACGAAGCGACCAGGGTTTGCCCTATGGAAAAAGATCGCAAGCGCAATCAAAATCCCGTCTGTCGATGTGATCACCGCATATCTGGACACCACGGAAAGACCTGCGACAATTCAATTACTTCTGAAAGAGGCGATTGAGCTTAATTACCCGCCAGTGGTTCAACAGGTGGCTTTAAAGCTACTAGAAACGCCGAAAATGGATACTTTTCTAGCGCTGGATCATCTACTACAGGCGACAAACGACGCGAAGGATCGGGCCGTTACGCTGGCATTGCATGAGGTGATTATTGATTACGCGAGGAAGCGCGGCGTCCCGTTATATCTCGGAAAGAGCCTCTATGATCGCTACATGCTTGAAAGGGACGACTTTTCGCGGTTTGAGGAAACCTACCGCAGAGGAAAGGAATTGCTGCACTACATCGATATGCTACTGCCGATGGAGCGCATTACCTTTTACTATCGAATGGGGACGCACGCGTATATCTTAGGCTACTACGGGGAGAGTATCGAATTTTGCGGGAAAGGGATTCGCGAAGACGGTACGGACAATAAGCCCAAAGCCTCGGCCCTCATTTCGATTGTCAATTCATACCTGAGTCTTGGCGATCTGATCCTAGCCGAACTGTATCTAAAAGAGTATGAAAATAGCGAATACGCAGATTACCGAAAGAACCACCTGCGAGCGCTTCTGCACGCCAAAAAAGGGCAGCACGAGGATGCTATGAGACTTTACGAACAGTGTCTCGCAGAAGCAGGGAAGGACAGCCGCGCGACCATTATCAGCGATCTCCTAGAGGTCTATCTGGAAAGCGGCAATGACATCCTAATAAAAGAGCTGATTGGCTCTGAAGATCAGTTCCTACCTTCAGACATTCTCGCTCACCCGTACCGGATCAAACAGGCTGCGCGATACTACAAGCGCAAAGGGGTATGTCAGCTCGCGATTGGACACGTTGAGGAAGGATTCGAGAGTCTTCTGCAATGTATCAGCTACTACCGACAGCTAGGCGCGTCCGACAAAGTAATAGAGGGCGTGGGACTCTTCCTAAAACATCATCGGCTGCAACAAAGGGCTTTTTCTTTCGAAAACATGGAAATAATTGAGAGATTCTGCCATAATGAGGGCATAAAGGAATAGGAGGTGCTGCTCGTGAAAAAGAAGCTACTCATACTCACGTTTGCTTTCCTCGTCACAGCAATTCCGTCAATGTCACTAAGTCAACCGGAACACCTAGTCATATGGTATGGTGCCGAACCGGACTGGTAGAAACTAAATTTTATGGGAGGGTGTAAAATAATGTATAAAAAGGCTACGTTTGTCCTCGCGGGCATCGGTGCGCTGCTGCTTGTCGGAAATAGCGCGTCTGCAAAAATTACAGAGTATGAATCATATGTGACTATCCAGAGTTCGACAAAAGAGGATTACACGATAAAGTTTTACGCTACAACACTCAACGATGACCCGCAAGCAAAGCTGTCAACGCAATCAACCTTGTATAAAGGCGATGAACACGTAGACGACGCGGAAGGCTCTGTCAGGGCGTCAAGCACATATACTGATGTGCATGGACACAAGATCAGGTATAAAGTCGAAACGGATCACTTTGAGACGGTAGGCAGGAAACAGACCGATGCCGAATATTCGGAGGATACAGTCGCATATAATCCGACTGATTGGAAATTCGTCAAGTTGAGCGACGAAGAGGCGCAAGAAGAAGCGAAAGCACACAACAATCTACTCGCCCAACGAGCTACGGAAATCGCTGCTGACACTGGCGTAGACTTGGATGGATACGCGCCAATTAACAAAGGCGAGGTTTTTGATATTGATCCAGACCTGTACCAAGAGGTCAGAGCGCTGACTAAAACCGAGGTAGGCGATAAAAAGCCTCAAATCCATTTGCACGAGTCCGGCGAAAGTCTGTACATACTGAGGCAGTACGCGGACGGATCGAACACGGCTGTAAAGTTCGTGCTGGAAAACGGCAAGTGGGAAAAGCAATAGTATAGGTATTAGTAAAGAAACCCGTCCCCTCAAAACAGGGACGGGTTTTTACTAGCTAGCTAAAATAAATCGACGAATACTGGTGAGCGTAGCATGCCGCTCTTTGTCCAGTTCCGCATTTTGACGCGTGCTTTAATTTGAGGCTGAATGTAAACCTAATCGCGATTCTCGCCAGTGACAATTGATTTTGATACGCCCTAGAATACCTCTCAAATGAGAAGGCTTAAATCTTACTTTTCACAAGCAACTCCGTCTTTGTCACGATCTAACTTCTCTCTGTACCCAGGCTCACCTCTATATAGAGGAGCTGCGCCTGCTGCTTTTGCCTCACTGCAGTTAGCATAATACACTTCCTGTACTGGCTGGGGAGCTGGTTGGGATTGGGGATTAGGCTTTGGTGAGGTTTGGGTAGCCACGGTGCTTGTAATGGGCTCCGATTCGTTCTTTTTCACAACATCCGAATGGTACCCATCCTCTTGGGCGTAGTTTTCAATTGACCAAATTCCAACTCCGGCTTTTTGAGCTTGTTCTTGAATTTTACGGTACTGTTCAACATATTTCACATTAGGTACGTACACATAAGCGACGCGTGCCAACCCCTTTTCCAGCAATTGCTCTTGAACCGATTTACCATCTACATAAATGTAGTAGAGAAGTCGTCCATATTTGTCAGGACCATTATTTACATCCTGTTCTAGCTCCACTGTCTTTTCAGTAAGGAGTTGCTTCGTGAAGTCGCTCGCTTCTTTACCGAATGGTTGTACTCCGTATTTAGGGTGCTTCGTTTCAGGAGTATCGACTAGAAGCAAACGTACAGTCTCTTCTTTGTCGTTTATTTTTACTTTGATAGTATCTCCATCTACCACTTCCAGGACCTTTGCTTGAATCCGTTGTGCATTCTGAGTAGTATTTACATCGGTAGCCGAAGCCGAAACTCCCTGCTGATCTATGGTTACATTTTGAGAGAAACTAACCGCCTCTGTTTTCGGTGAATTTACTGCTGCAGATGTTACATTGGCCGTTTCAGTTGTATTACTTGGATTTGGTTTATTATTGGTATCTCTGCCAGCTATCCCAATGATTAATGCTAATATGGCCCATGTTGCCCCTACACGCTTACCAATTTTACCAAGCCGTTTCCAATCAACAAATACCATTATGTAAGGTACAAAAATCCATCCTAATATCTTTATAAGTTTCAAAATAAGTCCCCCTAATATCCCGACGTATTAGATTTTACCGAGCTGCTTTAATGTTTCTGCATTTCGGATACCCTTTACAGCCATAGAATTCACCTTTTGCTCCTTTTCTCAAGACCATCTGGCTACCACACTTGTCGCAGATATGTGTTTTCGATTGGAATTGTGCGATCACCTTTTTAGGGTCTGGTTTTGCTGTAGGGTTCATCAGGAGAATCATTTCAATGAGTGCTTCGCGATTAATCAATTTTACCCCGTTAGAGGCAGCCAGCTTATAAGCAGCATCTGTGAAGTCTCTATTAGTTACTACCCACGAACCCGATGCACTATAATGTTTCATTGCCCCAACGACTTGCTGAATTGCTTCGATCCCAACGTTTTTAGAGTAGCGCTTAGCTTGGACAACTGTTTTAGTGCCATTCTTTTGCAATATCAAATCAGCTCCGAAGTCTCCTGAAGCACGTGTTACTTCTGCCTTATACCCTTGCGAACGAAAAAGCAGTCCAAGGTATTGTTCGAATTGTAGGCCATCCATTTTGTCTATTTCGCGTATTCCTGATTTCCTTAATCGCTCTTCTCTTTTTGCGCTCTGAGCAATAGAAATCCAAAGAGCAGCACCCATTACAGCAGCAAAAGCAATTCCACCTATGATAAATGAATTTGTATAGTAATATGCCCCGCCAAATGCAAATAAAGAAAGCAGTCCGACCAACTGGCTTATCGGGTCATCTCCCTTTTTCCTTCTTCGTGCCAAAAGTACAGTCCCCTTTCAAAAATAGTTCTTTCAGCATATTTAATTCCCTATTTTCTAACAAACGAAACAATTATACACAAATATACAAAATAACAAAAACCCACCCTTATTTTTGAATGGGTGGGGAGGTTCGCTGTTGTAATCCTTCGCTATATACTATGCACGCCCATTCGCTTGCTGCTTGGCGTCGTATAAATAATTGTTAAGGCGAACTTGGCATTCAGCTTTTAAATGCGACACGTTATAGAGACATTCTTCTTGTCGGCCACCGACAGTCACAACTACAGAGTATAGAAAACTATCAGTTGTCCTTTGGATATGAATTTTCCCACCCATCCTCCCAAACTGGCTCCGATATTCGTGGTGTTTTCGCTCTGCCTACATCGATACGGTATCGAGCATGGGGCGGTATGACATTTTGAGCTGATCCTGATTAAGGCTTTCTGCATCAAGGGCGATTGCCTTAAAAAGCATGCCGTATAGGATCGTTTCGTGTAGTATCTCGCCATTGGTCAGGTTGAATCATTGTCGCTACACCCGCTCTACCTGCAGCATTTTTTCCAAGGGCACCCACCATACACCATCGATTCGAACAAGCTTGATCTTGTTCTCAATTCGGTCGATATCCTTGACCACTCCCCATTCTCGCCGAATACACTCATCAAGCCAGCTGACGGCGATCGCAAAGTCTTTTCGAACAGAGTCGTAAATAATGACATTCATTTCAGCCAAGACGTCTGAATCAACCGGTGGTAACGGGGTCATGACTTCCTCGTAGTGATTCTCATAAAGCAAACTCATTTGTAATCTCCTCCACCAATCCAGCCTCTATCAGATCCCGTAGAATGTCAGGAGCACAACAAGGACTCACTCCTGTGTGGATTATGCTTATGGCTTTGAGATGTTTGGGGGTTAAAACCGGAACAGCTTGGAGTTGGCTGTCGATTACAGCGTTGATTCTTTCCATAGTAATCACCCTCAACAAGAACGTTTGTTCGTATTATATACGAACAAATTACGAACATGCAATTAAAAATGCCTCCCATCAAGGAGGCATTTTAATAAATTTTTCTTTCTCTATATTATTTCTATGCAGTTATATTGTTCCGTGCTTTAATTTCTTCTATCTTTTTGCTAATTTCAGAACGAATCCTCGGCACTATTTTACCCCACCTTGTTTGTAGTCCGACTTGCTCAAGATATGCTTGATCATTATCTTCCTGTTCGCCAAGGTATGAAACAAATAATTCAACCGCTTTAATTCTTGTTTTCCAGTAATCTGATCGCTCCAAGTGATTAGTTCTTAACGAATTAAGGGTATAACTTAGTTCGGAAAACTTTTCTTCATTACAAATTGGGGTATCGTGCAGCACTAGCTCTAAATACTCAAAAGAATACATAATTTCATCAAGATAGTAAATTCCGGCAGGAGTTATTCGAAGTAGCTTAACTTCATCGTAATAGTTTTGTTCATTTTCATCTGGTCTTCTCGATCCGATGTCACTATCAATTAGAAAATAACGTAGTAATGGAATTATACACAGTCTTAGAGCAGACTCATCTTTTACATAGGGTGACAAATCTTGAAGTAATCTCGATATTGGTACATATCCTTCCCCGAGATCATGCCCGAAAGATTGATGGTATAAATCACGAAGGACTTGCAATATCCTAATTGTAACAAAGTGACTAAAGAATCCATCTTTATTAATTGTAAACAAATTTATTATTTTCGATTTCTCGGAATTGTATATCACATAATCTGTTAGTGCAAGGCTCTTTAATACTTCGTCTGGTCTATATAATTTGGGTCGCTCTTGTAAAACCATATTATTTACGAATCTTGATACATCCGTGTGACCTGAAGTAACAAGATCTCTAAACAATTCCAATGCTTGTCTCATATTTCCGCTGGACAGATTTTCAATAATTCCCTTTGTATACTGTGTCGATATCGTATTGTCTAATACTTCAAATACATCTTTAATTCTTACCGAAACTGCAATAGGTTTCCCAGCACGTCTAACATCAAAATTAACTTGTTGGGTTCCTAACAAATTTTTTGTGTACGAAATTCGTTTTTGAATTAATTGAGTAGCCTCTGGGGGAATTATTTGGTAATGAGTAAAATTGCTAAAGGCATCAATAGGTAACCTAGTTCGGATATTCCAAAATGTTTCATCTCTTAAAGAAACAACAATCAAAGTTTTGGAATTTTCCGCCTCTGCAAAAGCGTAGTGACTAATTTCCAATTGTATTTTCGTATCAAGCTGGTCTACATTATCAAAAACAATGCATATGACTTTATTAAGTTTTTGTTGTATGTAGTTAAAGATTCTTCTAATATGATTAGGTAAATCAGACTCCCTCTCTTCTAAGAAGTCATGTAATCTATCATTCAATTTTTCTTCCATAGATAAAATTAACTTCCATCTACCTTTTTTCAAGCGTGAGATTTCATCTTCGTATATTTTCAATAGAGCTTCTAAACTGGTCAAATCTAAGTCCTGGTAGTTTTCGTTAATAACACTCATAATACTGTCATTAATAAAATCATGTAAAGCTTTTCCGGACTTTTTTAATTTTAGAAAATCTATGTGTATCCAAACAAGTTGCCTCTTTGATACCTCTTCTAAAAGAAGTGAATAAAAACGGTGCATAAATGTAGTTTTTCCTGCACCAACATTACCTAGGAGCAAGAAAACGTGACCACTATCTTTCTGAAATTCCATTTTCAAATCTTGTCCAAAATCACCTGATGAATCCTTAGTAGTAATAACCTGCTTAACAGGATTACCGAAAAAAGGGATTCTGTTTTTCAAATATATCTTTAACTCATCCCCATAATTGTCCAAATTATTGGTTACACAGTACACTTCTTGCATAAACTTATCACGTTCATGTTCTTTAACATTTGTGACCTCTCCAAAATACTTATGCAATAAAGGTCTTAAAATACTAGCTAATGCATTAAAATCTTGCAAACGGTTTTGAAAATAATGCGTACCTAAAATTGTTTTTCTAAATTGCGGCTCATTTCTAATTTCCCCGCTTGCAGACAATGCTTCTAGGAATAACTGTTCACTTGAAGAAGAATAAGGGGAAATAAGTGAATAAATAATATGTAAGCTCTTCTCAATACTTTCTTTTCCATTGTATGAAATAACATCTATCGTTTTATCGTTTGCTGGGTATGTTTTAATAAAAATTAGGCTCAATCCATTTGAAACAATACAAAAAGGACAGTTCTTTTGTCTGGCATAACTTCTTGCTTGTTCAATCGCCTCAAATAATTCAGGGCAACTTTTCTCAAGGGTCTTCGAAATCAAGCGCTCCTGATTTCTTGGGATACGAAATGGAACCCCCGTTCTTTTTGCTTCTAATACAAATTTATTTTTTGAACTTTCGCAATAGTAATCAATGTACCCAGCAGAAATCTTTGGCTCTCTTGTTATAGTATCTTCCTGCCACCCAAAAACTTCTTTAATAATAGGATCGATTATTTTACATCTTGTATCAGTTTCACTAAAACTAGAATACATGCTATCCAGACGTTCCAATTCATTAATTAGCGAATTCCAATTGCGAACAACCTGCTGAAAGTCCAAAAGCATTTCCTCCTTAAAAAAAAACTTCTTGACCTATTTTAAGTCAAGAAGCCATATTTATCCATTGCATAATAAGCGACCTTTACTTGTTCTCTTGAGAATCTAGGTTTCTGTAAGATTAATTCATTCGCCACATGATTGTAATCTTTGCATTTCCAATACCAAAATATATAGTGTACTGATGCCAGAAGTTCAAGCCAATCATGTATTCTAATTTCTTTGGGTTTATTATTTGTAATCTCTCTAAGAGGCTTGAGAGCTTGTTTAGACTCATCCCTTAATACATATGAAGCCATTTCATCAGCATTAATGGTTTGGTTTGCATACATAACTCTTGTAAGGGCTGGTGAATAAGGTCCCTTCTTGTACCAAGACCATATAAAATCCCCACAATTTATACCTAACTCATTGGCTAAATAAATTACCTTCTGGGCAATAATTCGATCTTGTATTCCAACTGTGGAGGGCGGAGCGTCAGTAACATATTCATGTACCTTAAATACGGAAATATATTGCGTGTCCATATTTCCCTCCTCCTCTCACAGATAAATCACTTTATTAACTTGAATATAATACAATGCAAAGTGAATTAAAAGTAATTCTCATTAAAAACACACAACATTCACTATGCTACAATATTATTTCCAAATGGGCAAGTATTCTATTCAGAAAACGAAATTATATGCTTTAGAGACAGTTGTTAATACTTTATTCAATGCTTTACGAAAGTTTCCTCTGAACAGTGGGATAATTCAAATGTATTTAAGTCATGTGTCGATTTCGGCATTGAATACCAAACTTCATCAAATGATTTTTTTCTTATTTTATTCTAAACATGTCCTAACTTCCTTCTCAATACATTTAGAATAGACAACTTGGTTCTCATTTTAACGATTAAGTATTGGATAGTTAAAAAACTCCACCTTTCAGTGGAGTTTTTTAACTTCTTTTTCCGTTATGCCTGCTACAACTAATTTCCAAAAAAGTTCAATGCAAAATCCAACTTCTGTTACTGCATAAGTGGTTGGTTCCTACTTGTTTATTTCCATTTTACCAAATACTTTATATTACTCGTCACAAACGTCTATAGTGTAAACTTCTGTAAACTTGTGTCCCCGAAGGAGGGGGGGCCTATTAGAATGCAGTTAGCAGTATCTCCAAGGCCTGCTGGATCGCCTCAGCTTGCTTATCTGTCACTACCCCATACCCTGCTCCTACAATTGCAAGAACGCCACCGACAATCATCCAAACTCCTCGTTTCTTTTTGTTTGTTTTATCCATGAAACTCATCCTCTCAATATTACTGTATTTGTACTACCATCCCACTCAATCTGTAGACAAAGCGCGGCAGCTAACTCACGTGCTGGCGCATACGCCGAACCCGATATGAGCTTTTCATTTAGGTCTTTGCCGTTTACGCGAACATCCTTCGTTTGTTCAATCCACTCCACTTTTCCACCTGCAGCATTGGCGACAGCTCGTACTGGCAGCATAGAAACGCCTTCCTGCAAAAATCCAGTTACCGCGAGTAAAGTACCATTCAGACTGATAGCAACCGGAACTTGCTTGGGCTTATCCACTTTACCCACAGCTTTTTGCAAGAATTGTGAGTAATTAGTGCGGAATGTGCCCATCGGGAATGCAGGACAGTTTTTCCAAGCGTAGCCGGGGTACTCCTGGTGACCAAACACCTGCTTCATGGTTGGAATCTGTACCTGCAAGTGCTTGATAAGGCGATTCGCCGAATCAAGTTGTGCTGCGGTTGGTTGCTGTGTCCGGAAATCACCTACAAGGCAAATCCCTAGCGCATGACGGTTGCTGTTGCCAACATGGTAGGAAATTGCCTCTGGATCGTTGCACCAGTAAATCACCCCATCCTTTTGAATCACAAAATGATAGGCAATGCCCGGCCATCCGTTTTTGACGACATGGTAGCTTGCGAATGCCTCTGGCGATCCGCTTTTTGTAGCTGAATGATGCATAGCTGCCGATCGGATGTCAGTCAGCTTACGCAGTCCATACCTTAGTGTTTTGTGACGTGGCAAAGAGGTGCGAACGTCGATCACGCGCGCACCCGAGATAGTAATATTCATGTTTACTTGTTCTCCTTTCTTGCAGCTCGCTCTGCTTTCGCTTTGATTTCCGATCCTACCAATTTTTCAACTGACCTTGGCATAGGCCAGCCAGCTCGATGTGCATTTGCGGTCAGGCTCGTCCACGTGTGATAAATGAGACCGAACGTTACTCCGTAAAACAAAAAGCCTGGCGTGCCCATGACGCGATCTAAGAGATTGGCTAAGGCTGGTAGAGCAAAGAGGAACATTGTGCGTGGGATTCTTGACAACCCATAATCAGATGAGTAGGATTGATCTTTTTTTGCTGCGGAAATGCCTGTGATCCAATCGAGGACGATCATAAAAAAGAGCACGATCAGGATATCCTGACGGTTCGTGCCGTACAGATAGAAAAAGGCGGGCGACACGATTGCACCTGCAGTTGTCGCCCATCCGTTTGCAGGGGTCGCTACATTTTCTAAACTCTGTAGAAATTTCATAGGGTACCTTCCTTCTCACCCGCTAGGGGCAAAAGTAAAAGGAGCCGCGATAGCAGCTCCTCATAAAAATGCATTTTGCTCTCTACAACCCACAACTGTCCAGCCATTCGCTCATTGTTACGGTGTCAATGTCGGCACGCCGGGAATAGGCATAATCCACAACCTCTTGGAAGTTGCTTACGTTGTACTCGATACTGGACGAGGCTTCACCGCTAACGATCTTATGGAACATGAATAAACACACGCCCCCCACTTTGGCCGCATTATCTATGTGCCCTTTTAGTGTGGCCGGCGTAATTGTATGATCCACATTTCGAATCTTGATCGTCCGTTTATCCGGTGGCGGTGTGGTCACCGTATCTTCTTGGACAGTGCGGCCCGCTCTGCGAGATTGCATAACTTGCAGCACCCTGGCATCATACGCCCCGTATGGATACGCCAAGATATTTGATGCTCTCGTAAAGCCATTTGTATTTAGCCAGGTCTCGGCCTCTCCAATTTCTTTCTCGATGGCTGCTGTGTCTTTCAGGTCTTTCAGTGTCGCGTGGTTCATGGTGTGGTTGGCCATGTCCCACCCGTAGGCGTACATTTCCTTTAACTGTTGCAGCGTGCAATAGCCAGACCACCCTACGTGCGACGGAATGACGGCAATGACACCTGGAAGGTTAAATTTCCCCATGTACTTGAACGCTTCGGTGTACTGTGTCAACCAACCATCGTCAAACATGAAAATCACTTTCCCGCGTTGTGTTTCATCACGAATGATCGAATCAAATATGATCGACGCGGTAGTATTATCGTTGGACTTAACCCGAATCTGCATAGAGACAATATCCCGGGTAAGGCTTGCAGCTCCAATTGGCTCCAGCTTGCTGACATCGATGATATGTTCATTCCACCCCAGCGCCATTCGCCATCCCCGCACGGTGTAGCCCAAAAATTCTGCGTAGCCGGTATCATGTGCCAGATAAATTTGAAACTCATAGAAGTCAGTCAAATTGTCTACATAGAATTTAATCTTTAGGGTTTTTGCCCCTGTAAGGTTGAGGAGAATATTTCTTCGAGCAGCGATCGATGTACCCGTAGAGGTGACTTGTAGCATCCCGTTGATAAATGACACAGTGCCTCCGCCATATGCTTTTAGCCAGGCGTTGGTATCACTAAAAGGCTCCACGAGACGGCCTTTCTTGTAATCTCTAACTTGGGCCAATATCAAGTCTTTGCTTTTCTTGTCTGCCGGCTTAGCCCATGCCATTCTCTCCACCCTCTTTTTGAGCATTTTTCAGCTTCTTATTTTCTTTCCGCAATGCTTCCAGCTCTTTTCGTAGTGCCTCTTCCTGTTGTCGCTCCTCCTCTCCTGCTGGCGTGTAAACCCAATCTCCTAGCGATCCGTCAGGATTCCGCTTCCGGTATCTCATGCTTTGATCGCCCCCGATAAATTCGTCGCTGCAGCTGTTGAGTTGGCGTCATTACTGGTCAGTGTAAATTTCAAATGGAGTTGAGCGTCTGGTGTCGCGTACGTTCCAATGAATTCCTTCTCTACGATTCCAGTGATAACAGGTGCAGACGTTTTGTTCATGGGCTTGTAAGATTCAGCAGCCCCAGCCGCCACGATGGAAAGAGCTCCATCCACATTCAGGTCTCCTGTTTCATGCTGGAGCCAAGCTAGGACTTCTTTGGCTGTAGTTGATTGAGGAGATAGCTTGTAGCGAGCATGGGCAGTTTTGAGTCGTGTTTTCGTCACTAATCGGGTCAGGGAAAATGTGAGGACTGTCGTTGCTCCTAATGAGTCGGCTGCTGTTATGACGAGACTGTTCGGTCCATTAACCATCTGCTTCGGTGTGACGGTTATCGTCCACGCGCCACCGCTGACCGATATGGGTACATCTGCACCACCGTTCAGACGATACTTCATGGATACTGCTTGTCCATCTGGATCGGAAACAGTGCCGTTTATCGTAATGGGTGAATCATCCGACAAATTATCATTGTTCTCCACAAATGTGTGTGTAAGAGTAGGCGGGCGATTCAGCATAACGGTAAACGTACGCTCTGCAATGATCGAGGTTCCGCCCTTATTGTCCTCTGACCACACTTCTAGTAAATGGGTTGCTCCCTCATCCAGTAGCCCAGAAACGGCTGTCGTTCCATCCTTCAATGCTCCACCTGTAAATGTCAATGTCTTGTTAAAGGCTAACGGATTTACCCCATCGACTGATCCTTGGGCAATCCGATAATTTGTCCCTTTGTTTACACGTACATAGACAGATACGATGTCACCAGCGTCTGTGTCTTTTGTGGTTCCTGCAATTGTGTAGGTATTACCTACAGATAACTTGACCCCGCTTGCTGGAGCAGTAAGTGTGAGCGTTTGACCAAAGTTGTCTTCATAGGTAACTGTTACGGTATAGGCATAATAGTAGGTATATGAAACGGAAGATGGTCCGTATACCGTACCGGAATAGCTTTGTGTGTAGTTGTACTTACGCGTATCAGGCTTGCTGACTGTCCCGGAATAGCTGCCTGTTGCAGAAGCACCATATATCCTTTCGCCGCCACCTTCGTTGCTTAAAAGCTGACACGACCCCGCAGACGCTCCGGTACGTTGTAAAGTGCCCGTGTATCCTTCCCCGTCCGAATAGGGAATCGATGATGGCAACGCCGACAAAGCGCCGCTTTGTGCAGCACTACAAGACCCCCCGAGGTCATACCAAGAATCGCGAGAAGTTGATACTGATTTTTGACCGGGAGGGCTACCACTAACTACATAAGGAGTTGATCCGCCTGCCTTAGACAGGGTACCGCTATAAGTACCATCGTTGTAACTGATCGACGATGGAAAACTATCAGTGCTGCTGGTACGAGTATCCGATACGGTTTTTGTGTTTGGGGTGCTGGATGTGGTGTATCGGGTATATGAGCCATCGCTGACATTGATCGTCACTTCGCTGCCATTGACAGAGTGTGTAACTTTGCCTGTATTGACCGCAACTGACACGACACGCTTTAGGTTCGAAATGGTTATCTTTTGTGACCGGCTTTGTGATGTAGATTCGGGGAAATTAACAACGGTTGATTTGCTCGCCATCTAACCTCCTCCTTTCTTATGTGACGGCTATTTTCACACTATAGGTATCAATTGACCCTCGTCGCATACGTTTCGCCGCTGTATCAATCTCCACGGTTGACCGTGCCAAGATCGCATTTGATGAATAGGTTGCTGTGGGAGCCGCATTTAGTGTAATGACCTGAGTCGACGCATTAATTGCCGTGATGATACGCTCCTCCTGATTGTTGACAGAGGCTAGTGTCACCTCTTGCCCTACTGCAAAACCTGTCACCGATGCAACGGTAACATTCGTACCAGAAATCGACTGAATGGTTGTTCTCGTTTTGTCCAAAGAAATGACCGCATCCTGGATGCCATCAAACAAATCAACAAAAATCCCACTATTCCCCGCTGTCCTGTCTCCTGTCGTGATCTTGGCGTGCAGGTAGAGAATGCGATTTTCTAATCTGATTACAATGCCATCGATGTCCTTTATACCTTCTTCTATGTGATTCATACGCCGTGCGGTAAAACGAGTACCATCTTGGATTGTCTCACCTGTGTCCGTATTTACAAGCCGGTCAGTCCAAAATTGTCGTTCGTAAGGCATTTCACACACTCCTCACTTCGAAAGGGATTTCGAAAAGCAACAATGCCCCTGTTTCGTGCGAGGTAATCTGTGCATCAGAGGTGATCATTGCCGTCCCGCTTGCGTCCACAAGTTTTGCCTCTGTAATGGTGCCCTCTGCATCCACGGCGTCCAAGTAGACGTAGAGCTGCACAACCGTTTTCTGGGCGCTGGTAAGATGCTTCGTCTGTGTAATCGGATGGACGACTGATTTCCCGTCAACAGTGATGATGGCATTGCTCAGTTTTGCACTTACCGTATTTCGGATGAATTCCAAGAAAGCTGCCTCTACTTTTATTGCCATCTGAATTACCCCTTCCCGTAAGCACGAAACGGAGAAGTTGTTTTTATGATCACTTGTGTAAATGGCTCAAAATATTCCTCAAACACTTCGCCTTCTTTGACCGTAAATGTGTAGTTGTTAATCGTGAATGTCAAATCGTTCGTTCCGTCGTTCTTAATAACAAAGCCGTACATGGGCTCTGTGAAAATTTGCGTAGTATCTGTGGCACCGCTAAAAGGCTCTTTTGCAGATAAGCCGCGAAGTTGCACGAACATAGCGCCTTTATTACCCTGAATTTCCTGAAATTCATCCTTCGTCACATTGAAATATTGCGGGACCGGAAGTAGACCGCCGTCACGTAATATATGTCTTGTGCCAATTGGCATCTGATTCCCTCCTATCTCATTCCGTTGCTGTAAACATAGGCATGCCAGGCGCAACAAAGACGGGCAAGCTTGGAGCATTGACAACAATTTCGTCAGGGTAGAAGGTATTGCACACAAAGTAATCAACCCTGAATTTTTTAGCGGAAACATTCACTTCGATCGTACTGGCTACGATTTTGAAAACAATGTCATCAAGCCAGGAGCTTTTGCGCTTCACACCTTCCACCAGACGGCGGAACTTTGCCAGATCCCCCGGTTCAAAAATCAGCTGTTCTGTCTCAATTCGAAAATGATGCGGTTCTCCTCCATATTCGAACCACTCGCGGACAGATGAGTTTTTAAAAACGATGGACGCAACCTGCTCGATTGCCCAGGGGGTGCCCTTATATCGATGAGCTCCAATTGCTGTTTTGACGAGCTCTCTCCGACTTTCAAGGGATAACGTTGAATCATAGAAATCGACGTGCAATTGGTGGGCTAAAATGTCCACAACCTCTGAATCTAGTTCATCGATCCGAGAGAACATCAGCACCAGTTTTATATCAGAGGAAATGTCCTGCATTTCCTTTGTAATCGCTGCGGCCAATGCTCGAATCTGCTTGTCTTCTTTTATGGATGGCGGAAGAATGTCCGAGAGCTTTGCGTTGTAGATATCAACCACTTTCCAAACCTCCATACACCACATTGACCGTGTGTTCTTTGGCTACTTCCGATTCAGTCAGCGTGGTAAAAACTGGACTTGTCACAGAAACCCTTTTTGCTCCCGCCTTCTTCATCAGGAATACAAGCTCGGATGGATCGATGTCTCGTCCAAGCTTGGCTCTTTGCCACAGTTGATAATCAGCAACAGCTTGATTCACTTTGGCTTGTATAGCTGTAACAGCACTTTCCTTGTCTGTATCAATCCAGTAAGTGGCCTCAATGTTGTATGTTTTTTGAGTCGGGGCCAAAACAAAAACTTGGTCGGTGAGTGGCCGAATTTTCCTGTCATTGCAAACAGCCGCGACAAGATCGATAATTGTCTGATCAGGTATCTCGCCCGTTTTGAGAAGAGGTCGAATCTCTACCACTCCAGCTCTTGGGCTCGATACATTTACATCACCTAGAAGGGTACTGGCGGACTTTGCCCAAAACTCGTAAGCTCCAGATGGTCCAGCTACGGAAAAACTCTCAGGTGCTTGCCGGATTCGTTCTGCATATGAATCGTCGTCCTCTTCATCTGCCCCGCCACCCGATTCTGTGACATTGGAAACCGATTGGACAAATGGCAAAGGGTCAACCAATTGGTTCAGCTTCCCCACTGGATACCCATTACCAATCACACCCACGGAAACACATTCCGCTTTGACCTCTACTTTCGTTTCCCCGCTTGAGACTGTGACGTCCACTGTTGTTGCAAAAAATACGTTGTCCCCTGCTGTGACCCGTGTCCCTTTTGGGATAGTCTGAGATACTGGTGTCGATAAGGTAAAACGAACCGTAGTCTTAGCCTTTGTAGCCAGTATTCTTACTACGTTCAGCAAGATACCAATGAGGTCCAGGTACTTACCTCTCGCATATTTAAGCAAGTTCTGTTTTGCAGAGTCGTCGATAATGACTCTTTGCTGTACAAAAAAAGGCACGATGCTCTTGATAAAGAGTCGTACCGGATCAGCTGCTGCAAGTGGTTTTTTGTATTCTTTTTCATAGTTTGCGATCAGATCCGCTTCGATTTGTTGCGGCGATTTATTGGCGAATGATACATCTGGTAAAAAATCAAACCTAGACACCTTTTATCGCCACCTTTACCAAAGGTTTTAACATCCCGTTTTCATCACCTTTATACGTAACTTCCTGGACCTCTGCACGTGGTTCATATTGTTGGATTTTTTCAATGAGTCGTGCCGAAGTGATTGCCATATAAGCATTAACAGGTGCATCGATGTTAGGGTCCCAACCAAATGATCGGTACATCGGAGATGTATGAATCATGCTCAGCATGATGGTCCTCACATTTTGGATCACTTCTGTTTCTCCCGTCGCGCCGAAAATAACCTCTTTAAAATCACTGGTAATCGTTACGATTTGAGCCATTAGCTTCCCGCCTTTTTCGGATACTCCTTGAGACGCAGCTCAACGTTAACAGATAGTAAACGACCACGGCCGTCATAGTTTTTGTGTTGTTCGCTAACCGACTCAGTAACCCATTGGCTGGTTGAAACAGGTTTATTTCCGATGACTAATAAATCCCTTTGGCCCGTATCCCTTTTGATCCGCAATGTTTTCAGCTCCGCTTCTGGATCAACCCCGAGCGAGGCTTTCAACTGAATGGAAAGACTAATTTCTTCAAGCCCCGGACCAACGAATTCAGGAATCGGTTTGTTTCGATGGATGTCATGGGTTACCCACCGGCTCGAGCCGTTTCTTGTCAGTTCATCAAAAGTACGAACACGCTGGGAAGATACTTCAAAAATCACTTCTCCAAGACTTCCGATGACCGCCATTCTGGTTCACCTCGCTGCGTCGTTTGGTTGTATATGATATTGGCGTTATTGACGACGATTTTCCCAGGGTGGAGGAAATCAATGGTGATGGTATGCGTTTCTCGATCATAGTCGATGAATGTCCCATCACCAAACCGGATGTGTCGTTTATTTTTGTTTTTGATTGGCACCAGGTCCTCCTGGTTGTACGTCGATCCAAGGATGATCCCATCTGCATTCCCTGTCGGCAAGAATAGGCACCATACCTGTTCATTCACATCCGGCAGCCAATAATCTTTCTGCAAAAAAGAACCGCGAGAAAGGATGTCCATGTTGTAGGACACGACATCCTCGCGATCACCGAAAACGACCCTTGCTGTTGCATCCCTTTCGTCCACGCTCGATACAATGCCGACACGTAATATGTTTTTCATATCCATTACCAGCCCAATACCTTTCTGCATTCAAGCGATGTTTCGTAGCCATTCCCGCTATAAGCATGAACAGCTTGGGTAATGATGTATTTCCCGCTCACAGCCCCAAAATTGTTCAGCATAAACGTCATACCCGCTACCAGGTTAACGTCTCCCATCAAGGTAATACTTGCCGTGTTCTGCTCCTTATTCGCTTGGCGCAGCGCACTTTTGGCTTTTCGTTCTGCCTGACGTCTATCCTTTACGCGCTCATTGATATACAGTGTACGTCCTGTTTTTGGAGCGTTAGGGGGCATATAGGTGTGGTGGATCTTCTTTTTCCCCTTTGGACTGTGATAGTTCACAACAGCGCGATTATAGATTCCTGTCGTGGTCACATGTGCCGAAAAGCTTTTGATCTTGGACGTTGCGTAATTGAGCGAAAAAGCAGGAGGTTTCTCCTCGTATTTAGCTTCATCAAATAAACTGATCTGTTTGCCTGTCAGCTTAACAGCAATGCCAGCATCATCGCACAGGCGCATGAGGAAACCAAGATCGGTTTCCTCTGTTTGTTCAATCCGATCATAGTCCTCGTCTTCTGCGTCAAAAAGAAGTTTGAGGCCATTCTTGCCTGCAATATCTTTTGCGATCACAGACAAACGCGTTTTTTCCCATGCGCGGAATTTTCGTTGTGCCCGGATCGTTGATGCATCTGGCACAGACACGCCTTGGATACTGACGGCATTGGGTGGACTTGTTAGGCTGATCTCATTGATCTCGAAATACCCGCAATCTAAGGCATCCGTTTTCCCGTCATCGATCCAGTTTTCTCGAATGATTTTTGCCTTTAGGCTTGCATACAATTCTGGCATCCATGCTGCCCACCAAAGGCGTTCCCGATCTGCTAGGTTGATAGATAGGGTATCCGCCGTACCTGAGAGATTGTCGGTGTACTCAAATGAGGTGAGGTACGGCTGCAGGTCATTCGATATATTCTTGTTGTCATAGAGAAGTTCAAATTTGACTCGTCTTGGATGTGCCACCCGTCGTCACTCCCTCTTCCAAGGAGGCAGATTTGATGTGTCCTGCGCCGTGACATCGTCATTGTCTGGAACAACCAGGACGATTCCGGATGAGAAGACTACCGTCTCTCGATGCTTTAAATTGGCTTCAATTAACTGTGGCATGAAATACTCGCTGCCCATCGTTTTAAATGCGATCCAGTCCCACATGTCGCCTGCATTCGTTGTATATGTTCTGGCCATCAGGAAAACCTCACCGCCCTTTCATTCCTCATGAACCGCTGCATATTCGCCTTGAATTCATGATAGGAGTCTCGGAGCATCGACTCGTTTTCCGCCCGATTTCCGCCTGAAAGGTTTGGTGAGAACTGAAAAACAAGTGTTTGATTCCCATTTCCTGACGACAACGCCTGATTCGCTCTCGACCATAGATTGGAGTCGAGATTACGATTCTGTTGGGCAGTCAATACACGTTCCCCTTTGTGAAGCTCCGCTCGGTATCCATCGAATGGGACATAAGATAATCCGTTTGCATGGGAACCATTTACCCAATCCCACGCTTTTTCGTACCATGCAGGTTCCGGCCCTGCTGTCATGGTTGCGTTCGGTCCGCCGTAAACGGGTGTAGTGGTCGGATCTTGACCAGCAGCCCTCATGCTCTCTATTCGGGCTTCCAGTTTGCTAAAGGGAGTCTCCAGCTTGTTTTCTCCCCACATTCCATCCCAAATGCCTTGAATGATCGATTTGCCGACATCATATCCTACGTCTTGGGCGATTGGAATGAGAGGTACAGCTGCCGCTTTAATTAGCTCCCCGAGCTTCGATGCAATTTCATAAGTGACACGTTGTGTAGCTTCACTCCCTCCGGAGCTCCACCATTTGTTGAACGTCTCGTATGCATCCGCTACGATAAACTCGATTTTCCCCCAAACATCCAACTTCTTATATTCGGGATTATTGAAAATCGTCTGTAGCTTATTAGATGCAAACTGGACGGACTTGGTAACAGTTCGTCCCATTTCCGCAAAAGCATCTGACCCTAGCTTCGCCAAATCCTGAAACGCTTCTGTTTTGGTCAAATTGTCGATTTCTTTTAGCGTTGGTTTCAAAGCGTCTAACGCTTCTACCCCCATTTTGGTCCAAGTCAGTTGAAGCTTTTCCACGAGCTGTTCATACATAACAAGACCAGTAGTATCGACATCACTCAACAACTTGGCATCAATGTTCTGTTTATTTAGCAGCTCATTCATGCCCTTGATAATGCCGTCAATTCCCGATTTGGCAAACTTCTTGATGTCTGAACGCGGCATATTGAAACGCTCAACGATAGACTGAGTATCGCCAATCAATAACTCGTTGAGTGCGATTGCCGCCCCCTGCATCCCCTGCTGTTTATTGATCGTCCCCAGCTTCTCGGATATATCCAGTAACGCTTGGACTTGCCGCAGGTCTTTCGTTTTAAACAAAAACGCCTGGCCGGATTCAAAGAAGTCCGTCATCCCGAAACGGGATTCAATGGCGCGCTTCTCCATCCAGTTGAACAACTGATCTGCTTTCTTTTGATCCCGGAGCAATGATTGGATGACTTCGATGTTGTATTCTCGATCAGCCGCTTTGCTGACGCTATCCATCATCAAGTCAAAAGCAGATTTCGCAGTCTTTGCTCCGACAGCAATCCCAGCCAGACCAACCCCAACCGTACCAAGATACCCTCCAACGGGTATCAATGCAGCCCCTGCCAACGCAATTTCCCCTATGGAGACTCCCGCAGCAAGTGCGTTTGCCTCCATAGTTTGAAGTTGGCGAGAATAAGCGTTCAGATTGTTTGATTCACTTCTCATTTCTCGGTTTAATTCGGCTATGTTCCGTTTAAACTTATCGACCTGTGAGGCTGCTCTCTTTTGTACGTTGGTAAACCGTTGAAGGTCGTTTTGCAGCTTCTGGCTTTCCCGCCTGTACACCTCTTCGCTGATCGCGCCACTTCGGTATTTCCGCTCCAAAGAGGCAAGGCCGCTCTTGGTTTTCGCTATCGCAGCTGACATTTTCGAGTGCAAGGTGGACATGGATTGCAGTTTGCCATTTGCCTTCTCAATAGATGCCTGATACTCGCTGATTTTTTTTCGCATATCCTGCATGCGACGGGAAGCGTTATCGAACGCGCTGGTGAACGATCTATTCATTTTCCCAGACATCTTGATTGTGAATTCATACAGTTTCCTACCCATCCGTTTCGCCTCCCTCCGTAATTTCCATGGCTGCTGTTACCCATTCATTTAAATCGTTCAAAGTCATGCCAAGGAAAAACTCCATGCTTGTATGCGTGTTTCTTGCCATATTGAGTACGAGTTTCCGTAACTCTCTTATTCCTCCGTCTTCTCTATCTCCTCCATCTCCTTCAAATCCATACCGAGCAAAAAAGCATGTGCCGCTGTTACTGCTCGGAAAAAATCTCGTGCCCCAAGTCTTAATAGATCATGGTAGAGGACTCCGCAAGCTTTTCCGGCAAGCACCGCCCGGAAAGTCGATGATTGCATCTCATCCGGGGAAAATCCGCTAATCTGACGGGCCTCATTAGTAGCATTGATAATATCCGCGCCTGTCAGTTTATCGAAATCAAAAGTCAGGGAGGTTATCTCCTCGTCGTTTACTTTCAATGGTTTTTCCAATGGCAGTGGTAATTTCATTTTTGCAAAACTCCCTTCTATAGCCCAAGCGCCCGACGCGTATCAGCCAGCTGATCCTTGCCGTTCACTCGATAGATGTAATTCAGTTTGTCGAGCTCCAGGACATTCTTTCCGTCCATATCGATCTTGATATACGTGATTTCCAGCTCTGTACTGCTGTCTGTTGTTGCACCCTTTTCTAGCTTCCCTAGTTCGCCATTGATTGTGTGCCCTTGTACAACAACACGCAGAGAACGGGTAATAATACGGCCAGAGCCACGGTCATGCTCTTGTAGGGCTCCACGGCAATCTAGTCGATGAGCATCTAAATTAAGAAATTCAAACAGTAAATTGGTGATTGTGTGCCAATTCAATGTGACTTTTTGGCTGCCGAAATGCCCTACTGAGGATTCAAAACTGCCAAATACACCAGCTCCTTTGACTTCCTCTGTAGCAAAAGAAAAGGATGGCAATTGAATATCTGCCACCCCCACGAGGTCGGTTGTACCGTTTTTGTATATCATGAAATCCTTTAAACGATCAGGAATTGCTTTGTTAGCCATTGTTTATCCACCTGCCTTGTATGATTAGGCTGCAAAGAGATTTTGAAGATAGGCCACATCAAATTCAAGTTTGAACTCGATGTTTTCAGCCGGTACTGGAGCCGCCAGGAACAACCGATAAGAAACTTTTCCGTCCAGCAGCGATGTGACCGGATTATCCGCTGCTCTAAATTCTACACGCCCGCCGAGTATGGAACCTTGCGCTGTCAGTCCATTCAGCCAGATGTTTGTTGAGTCAATAACCGTGTCAATCAACCTTCTGTTTGTCGGGTCGTCAACTTTTTGCCAGTGTGTCAGAATCAACGTATTTCCGATCCAGTTGAACATCTGACGGACGGGAATGAATCTGTCCTTCACGTCTGTATTGGCTGGGTAAGCGGAAGTATTATTGCCCCACATCTTATGTCCACCTGTAAAGTTGATTGCTGTGACAATTCCCTCGCCATTGAGGTACGCTGCCTGATCAACGCCAAGATTGATCTCAGTACCAGCTTCATTCACCAAGGCGTTTGCTTGAATGTTTTTGTTTGATGGAGATACATAGGGAACATCGTCATTGTCAGCAATAACTCTGCTATTCAATGCGGCAAATTGCGTAGACAGATGATAAATCTCGTGATAAATCTCGTCACCCAATTTCGGTTTCAAATAGCAGGCAATAAGATGAGGGTCGCTGTAATTGTTGGCGTTTTTCCATGCGGGCGCCTCTGTGTAAACAGCCGCACCTGTTGGCGAGCAATCAATATCAGCAATTGCCATGGCTTTAAATAGGCTATTAATTCCCAACGCTTTTGCTTTCATGACTGCGGCAACAGCCGGCTTTTTTGAGTGTTTCGGCACAACAATTTGTCCTGGCACCAACCGATACAGTGGGAAAATCTTGTTGATCAATTCTAGCCCGGTTACCTTTCCTGTTGCCGAATCAATTCCCCCGATGATTTGGGCATCCGTTACAGCCGAAGGCGTGAGTTTATCGTAGGATACAGTCAGTGTGGTTTGGTTTGCTGGAATATCTCCACCCTCCACCCGCGAAATAACAGGGTGTCCCGACACATTGAATACAACTGTAAAGTCCTTATTACGTACCAGCGCATTACCAGCGCCTGTGAGTTTAACAATGAGGCTCGCCAATAACACTCCCTCGGCAGCAATCGTGTATTTACCCAAAGATAGATTGATCGTGCTGTCCTTGACATTTACCTTGTGGATGGAAGGATCAAGCACGTTGACGAATACCGCAGGGCCAACATTGAAAAGCTGAAATTGCGCTTTGATTGCTTCGCACAGCGTGTAATCGTCCCAGTTGGAATGATACCCGAGAGCCTTTACCGCTTCCTCGTAGCTGTAGGCCAGTACCGGCTTATTCACAAATGCTGTTGGATTGTCTGTCAAATGAATAGGCGCAGTACCGAAATATACTGGCAGTCCGGCTGTAGCCTCAACAGGAGAAAGAATGCTCGTATCACTCTCTGAGACGCCTATCTGGTGTTTATATGCCACTATTCCTCAACTCTCTTTCCTGCGGCGTAATCAGCGGTCTGATGAAAAAAGACGCTCTCTGGTGTTCCATGATCTCTAATCGCTGCTTCTGTTTGGGACAGCTTTTCTACGGGCACAAACATTTTCTTAATGGCTGGACATGCTTCGATGTGCTTGCTCAGATGTTGTGGAATTCCGTCCGTAAATAGCGCGTATCGATGCAGAGTGCCATCACGTAAACTACTCCCGCAGTAGATGACGTGCATTGGTTCTTTAGCAGTCACCTTTGATTCTGCTTTGCTCATTTATAAAATACCTCCCAATCAAATTCGGACTGTACTTGTGGAATCAGTACGTCGAACGTGATGTATGTCGCCCATTCTGGGAATGGCTGCTCGTCCGGTTGCTCTGTTTCGAAAGATTCGTCATCGATCTGAAAACGATCGTCAATGATCGGATCTCTTTTTAACCCAATCTTTATCCGATTCGCTACATTCAGGCTATCAATCCAGCCGTTTTGTTCATCTTCGCTGTATGTGATGACGATTACACGAATTTTAACGATGTTTGCCTGCCTCCCGTCGTTCTCTCTCCGAAAACGAACAACAACGGCGGGCAGCTCCGCTTTGATTTCTTGCGGATCGGCTACCGGTGATTGTTTGCTCTCACTCAGGAACCCGCTGACTACCTGTGGTGCTTTGTGATCGTGGCCATCTACGTTGGTGGGTAGCACAAAATCTTTCACAAGCGTTTCAATACGCTCTTTCAGCTTATTAACTAGGACAACATTAACCATCTAGCACCCGTCCTATTTCATGCTCGAGACGCTTGTCTAATGTCTCCAGCATTTTATTCTGTATTGATTTTCGTACCTTCTCGTTGTCTAGCATTTGCGGTACAGCAGGTGCATAGAGTCCTTTGATTGGAAACCTCTTTGGTGTCGTGCGTCTGTATACGGAGGCCACATTTCTGACTTTTGCAACAAACGCACCAGGAATCGGAGATTTCCCGCCAGCTCGTAATACTTGGGCCAAGATCGGTTTTTTTCTACCAGGCTGCGGCGATTTCGGTGTGACACGAAAACGAATCAGTGGCATTACATGACCCTTTGATTCCAGACTGCCATCCAGATCATTCGCGGAAGCTTTTTTGAGCTCCATTGTCTCGCTGACGTCTTTTTTTCGGACAAGATACGTGTCTCTCACCCTGGCTGCCGCTTCCGTTTTCCCGCTGGACAGGGCACGGTTCATTGCCCGTGCCTGTACCTTTGGAATTTGCTTCGGAATATGTGCCAGAAGATTTGCCGCTTCATTCAGTCTCTGTTTGATGGAGTTGTCGAAATCAATCATGGGTTTGAATTCCCTCCAAGACGGATTTCCAAAATGCCCTCAAGATCAGAAGGTGGAGCTACAATTACATACGCTTTTTTGTTTATTTTTAACGTGTGTCCAACTGGTGGAATGAATGTAAAATCGGCTCGGCTCACATAGAGCATTATTTCTTCCGTGTATTCGCGGTCATGGGTCGGGTAGGAGTACGATCGATTCCCCCCACCAATCGCGACAGGTTCAATCAATCCCGTAATCTTCTTCCCGTCGATGTCAATTTCATCTGCAAATTCGCCTGTATTGAGAAAGACAGTGGAATCCGCCTTTAGTTGGTCCTTGAATGTGCTCATTTGGGCGCGTCTACAATCAATTTGTCCGTATCAAGATTTAAATTAAGCTCTTGATTATCGTCAGAATGCTCGTCCTGTTCCGTATCCTCGCTCGTTATTCCACCAGAACCTACATCACTATCAGTTTTTCTGTCAGGTTCAGTCTCTTCAAACTGCACTACCGCCCCTTCACCGATCAGATGCGCTACATCCTTTTTGTGAGCATTAAAAATGGCGCCCTTCTCATGAAAGACACCATTATGCTTCACTGTTCCAATTTGCACTTGAAATCGCATGATAGTTTCCTCCTACGCGCGCGTTTTGATAACAGACCATGCAGATACGTCAAACGGCTTCGGCAATGGACGGCTCTTCACAATAAGAGATTTCACATCGGTCTCATGGTTGACTGTTACCTTTGTCGCACGAGGCCCTGCTACAGTAACATAGTTGATACTACCTTCTGGGATAAAGGTATTTGCACCGTACAAAAGCTCCCCGATATTTCGTGGCGCGACAATGACCTTTTCGGGGTCGATGTAGGGTTTAAGAGACTGCGTTGTGTCATCGTAGTACCACGCATCATATCGGTACACATCGAGTCCAAGTTCGGTTAAACGGCCAATGTAAGTATAACCATTTCCATTCTCAATGCTGAGCTGGGGATTGATCGTACCGAATTGCGCATATCGCAGGTCCATAAACTTCGTCATGAAATTATCGTCTGCTCGAAGATTAGCCCACGCCTCATCACCAAGGAGGGCGACAGTTGGATTGTATCCAGCCTTTCGAGATTTTCTGACCGCTTCCTCCAAGTCTTCATACTTTTTGGACGTAGTCTGGTTCCATTGGCTTCCGGCTGTAAGGTTGATCATGTTGTCAAACCCAAAGTCGATGGTATCAGTACGAACAATCGTTGCGGCATCATCAATGTAACCGGATACTGTTACTTTACCCGTCTGCAGAAGTTCTGCACCCATTAACTCTTCTCGGCGTGTGACCATGTCGGAGAGCTCCAAAAAGTCGCGGTTCATCTGTTGTACAGCCCGCTCATCTGGCGACATACCGCCAAATACCGCTTCCCCAGGCATGCGAGTTTGTAGCATGCTGATGTCAATTGGGGAAGATAGGTTGATAAAAGGTGGCGTATAAATTTTCGTTTCAAATCCATCTCGCTTGATATTAATTGGCATACTGCCTTCTGCAACAAGTGGTGCAACACGTTGGCGGTTTTTGTAGAAATCCACTAGAACATGCTTTGTATCGAAAGTCTCCTCTCCAGGGAAGAACATGTCCCGAAGGAACGTTGTAACTGGCATTCTTCGTTGAAACGAAGGAAGCATGGTTTGTGGTTCATAGATGCTGATGCTGCCACCTATAACGGTTGCGGCATTTTGCGGACTCATAAAACGTCCTGCGATGGCAGATTGTTTAATTTTCACGGTTGTTTACCCCCGATCAGTTTTGTAATGGATATTGACGGTGCGAAGCTCATCTTTGTGGTTGGCCACTGAATCGCCGGCCGCCACTTTCAGAGCGTCATATCGAAAAACACCCGTTTTATACGCTACTGCGTTTACATCAGCTCCGGTTGTGTCCACGTCCTCAGATAAAACCAATGACGCGATCTGACTTCCGTCTGTTGCTGCTTTATTTACCAACGCATACTTCCCGTTGGCGGTGATCTTTCCGAGTACCGATCCGCGTTTGAGCTTCCCTTGACCAGCAAGTAGTGTCACAGCTGTGGTCATTGCGGACACTTCCGTCCCCGCGAAAAAGGACTGATTATCCACCGTGCCAAATGTAGTAGAAGTGTTTGGTGCCATGGTTATTCCTCCTTATCTTTGTAGGCGCTGCATTGAATGTGCATGCGCGAGTTGCTGGAAGACTGCATTCACGTCTTTCAAGTTGTTCAAGTCATACTCTTTTTCCGTGTTTTGTTGTTGTGATTGAGCTGTCACATCAAGAGCTCCAGACACTTGATTAGCTGCTACTGCCGCATTGAATATGCCGTTATTGATCATCTTGCCCTCTTGCATAGCCTTGAGAGCAAGATCAGCTGCTGTCATTGGGTTTTCCCCATACTTCGCTTCGTTTACCAAAGCAGGATCGATATTTGCTGCAATAGCGTCAATGGCGCGAAGGCGCTCCCTCTCTTGTGCAGCTGCATCTTGAGTATTTTGTGCCTGATTCGGTGCAGGTGGTTGTGGTGCTGCTGCTGTATTTGATGCTGTCGGTGGTTGTGGATCGATTACTTGTGTTTGATTGGTTACTTGCATAATGCTCGCTCCTTCCGTTTGGAACTTCATAATTTCATTTCGGACACGGTCTATCACCTGTTGGGGAATCATTTCGATGCCTGCATGTGCGACAGCACTGAGCTGATTCGAATCGTCGAACATGATTTCATCGATAAACCCTTTTGCCAATGCCTCTTGTGCCGTCATCCACGTTTCCCGGTTCATAAGGGTACTCAATTCGTTCTGAGACAACCCCGTTTTTAGTCGGTATGCATTCGCGATGGACTTATCCACCGCCTGTAAGAAATCAGCTGTGTGCCGATGCTCCCACTTATCTCCCTGAGTCCGAGTCTTTGCGTTGTGAATCATGAATTGCGCCGTTGGTGACATTCTGACCTTCTTTCCACCCATGGACGCGACAGAAGCAGCACTAGCTGCCACGCCAACGATTTGGACGTCAACACCAGCTGGATGGCTTTTCAACATGGTATAGATTTCACTGCCTGAATAAACATCACCACCACCTGAGTTGATAATGACCTCAAGATCATCGCCATTTGCTTCCGCAATAGCTTTCGATATTTTCCCAGGGCTTGTTGCATCCATTTCGAACAAGTCGTAAATCCATTGATGGTCATTCGGTATGATTACGCCTCTAACTTCAATCCGTTTTGGCATTTTGTTTGTCACCTCCTTTCATGCCCGGAATATGTGCTTGTGGCAGGTTCCGACGTGCCTCCCACTCGCGCGTCAGCACGTCAATATTGCTATCCCAATCCATCCCTGTGAGCTCCGCCGTTTCCCGTTCGTGCGTGCTAAATCCGTTGTTGATTCGCTTCACGGCAGCATCTACTTCTTTCTCAGGGTCGATTTGACCAGGACTCGGTCCAATCCAAATAGCTTGGCTCCATAGCTTTCGCATAACCGGATCGCTAAAGAATCCAGGTGCCTTAATACGTCCGGTTGCCACGGCTTCAAACAACCACGTCTCGTAGGTCGGCTGACAGAAATCATGAGAGAACCAATCACGGCGGTCCCGGAAGGATCTCCACGCTTGCAAGAGTGCAGCTCGACTCGCTGAATAGCTACTGTTGAACACAGAAAGCAGCACTTCATATGGCATGTCCAGCGCTGCGCCTGCTAACTGCGCCATGACCTTTGTAAACGAATCAAATCCAGCGTTGGGATGCGTAGGATCGCCAAAGGTCACTTCCTCGCCTTCTGCCAACATGTTGATGGTTCCCGGCCCCAACTCGTAACTGGAGAGCCGTTCCTCTGGAGACAGTTTCAATTGCTCACTTTCAGGAATGGGATTGGTAAATGGTATTTCGTTTTTTGCTCCTTCTTTTCGTGTAATAAAGGCAGCGAAAAAACTATTGATGATCGCCGCTGCAATCTCTGCTTCGGCATAACGGTCCATTTGTTTGACTTGCTCGATGACAGGTGCAAGATACGGTACACCGCGATATTGCTCTGCCCTCTCCGCATCCATCACAAAAAGCACGTTAGGTAATCCGGAAACCGGATTCTGTGCCTCAACGCGCGCCCATTGTGTTATATGTCCTTGTGGAATCGTACTGTTCGGGTGTTTATTGCTTATCCAGTAAGCGATCACTTTACCATTCGGATCTGTCTCGACTCCATTTCGGATAGCACGGCCATCTGATAGCTCCACATATTCGGAAAGCGAGAAGCCCTCAGTACCAAGGATTGGGGAGTAACCTTGCGTATGATTCGGATTGTTGAGCCTGTCGCCCTCAATGAGATGAAGCCGCATGCGATATGGATTTAGCCGCTCTGCGGTATCTGCATATTTCATAACAGCAAGGGAATCACCGTTCAGCAACCATCCGGTCAACATGATCCGTTGTGCATCGTAGAAGTCATTCAGCCCGGTGTTATCGATCTTGGATGATGCCCAAAGGTTAAATTCGAATTCTGTACGATCTTCCCACTCTTTTGCCTGTTCTGCCGTAATGCCAAGCAGCCGGTAATTGAGTTGACATTTGAGTGTGAGTCCCGAACCGACGATGTTTGACTGATTCTTCTTAATGGCCCCTGTAGCAAGACCGCCACCCATGTAAAGGTCACGGCTACGTTCACGAAGCACAGCAAGGTTTTGCCCGATGTCCTCTTGCGGACTTTTGCTATCGCTGTTCCAGCCTTTCATTGAGTTTTTTCTCCGACTGGCCCCGTTATTCGAATAACCACTATTCGTAGCCTTCCGAAGTGCCGATAGCTTTGCGCGATTCACTTCTCGCTTTAACGCCATAGTTGGTGATAGCCATTCAATTGTTTTGTCTATGAACTTCACAAATTACTCACCCCCCTTACAAGTCTCGATAGATGACTCGAAATGCCTTACGCTTTGATGGACTCTCGCCCGTTGTTAGTGCATTTTCCAGTTCGTTTTTCCGATCTTGTAGCTTCTCGATCTCATCCTTAATGAGTTTCAAGTCGCCGCGACGCAAATTCCTGGACCCGATCCGGTATTCCTGTGCGCCTGTCAAAATGGCTGTCTCAGCCTCGTAGTATTTACTCAGGCGGTCCTTAACAATTTCTAATTCATCTTGTATCCTTTTCTGCTGCTGTGGATCATAAGCCATTTCCTACACCCCCTCACCAAAGTTTTGAGCGCTTGACGAGCTGCTTTGCTTGCTGACCTGATATTTGTTTTGCTGCAGCTGTATGTTTTACGGGAGGATCAGTTTCTCGCAAGCGTTTTTCGAGTGCTTCAAAGTCTGGTTTCAGCAAACGCAACGCTGCGAGACCATAGACCCGTAAATCCAGCGGCTCATTCCTCTTGTCTTTGGCGACATTTTCCCAAACCATGACGGTTTGGCCATACTTTTTCCTAAACACTTGCCGCTCAGAAACAAGACCTTTGAAATAAATCTGATCATATCCGCGTGTTTCCCCAATCGGGAAATGAAAATAGTGTGGACCAGGTTCCGCAATATGCAAACGCTGCATGATCGTCGTTTTTCCTGAATCCACACCAAGGAGGATAAGTGGAAGCTTATATTTGTTGTTTTTGGAGACCTTCCGGATTAACTCAAGACCTGAACCGCCTTCCCCTTTGATGGGAAAAACTCTGCTTTGTAGACGTGGTCCGCAATATCGATAAACTTCATCTGTGTAGTGACCGCCTATGTCAACAAAGGTACACGCTACAATAAGCCCTGCGCCATTAGCGAATTTCCAAACCTTTTCTCTCTTGTCATCAAGGTCTTGCCATGTACGCGGATTGTCTGGTTTTCCCCAGATGACTCCTTTTTCTATTCCCCATGATTCCTCTTCTTTACCCCAGCCGATGACTTCATACTCCAAACGGTCATTCTGGGTGTCGACTGCCATTGTAAGGATGAGAACGCCGTTCGGTAGTTCAGCATCGTAGCTTTCTCGCCGCTCCAGAAGAATGTTTTCATCCTGAATATCACCGCGATCTTCCCATGTTTCGCTCAATAACGTATTAACAAAAACCTGCATCTGCTCGGGATTTCCTTTTTTCAACTCGTCCTGTGCGATCAAAAAGGCTTCGATCATTTCTTGCCAACGAGTCCATGGAGACGCTAACGCGTTCATGTGGAATCCCTTTACTTTTCGTTCAGGGAATTCATGTATCCATTCACCTTTGCCAGCAATCTGCTGTTTCTTCCAGTCGATTTCAGGAGAATCAAAGCCACAATGCAAGCAGCGCATCGATACGGTATCGAATATGATCCGATTCCACTCCAAGGGTTGGAGTGCCTCACACTTCGGACATGGAAGATGCCATTCACCTCTCGAGGAGTTATTGTATAGCTGCTCGATCCGCGAATGGCCTTTAATAGTTGGTGTAGAAGCAACAACGATTTTTCTATTGTGGAACGTGGCCGTCCGTCTTCTTGCCAAGTCCAGCGCATCACCCTCAGAAGTCGCCTCGAATCGGTCTAATTCATCGACCAGCAATATCCTGATCGGACGACTCGCCAGTGAGGCCGGGGAATTACTACCCACAATGGTGATATGACCGCCTGGGAATGATTTATGCAAGATGGTATTTCCTGAATCTTTGGCTTTCGAATCAGCAACCTTTTTAGTCAGAACTGGCGTATCGCGTATCATAGTGCTAAGTCGGTCTTTCGAAAAGCTTTTTCCCATATCTAGTGTGGGGACAACCAACATCATGGGAGACGGGTCCTGATCAATGTAATAACCGATGATGTTTTCCTGGGATAGCGTTTTTCCGACCTGTGATCCCATCATAAATACTACTTCTTCTACTTCTGGATCACTAACTGCATCCATCATGCCCTTTTGATATGGCGCCCGATCGCTTCTGTACTTCCCTGCCTCAGCTGCCGATTCAGGAGACAGATATCGGTAGGCATCTGCCCACTGAGTAATTGTCAAATCGGTTGGAGGAGAAACGATTTGGGCGATAGCCTGGTAAAGCTTACGATGTTTCTGGTTCATGCTCTGCACCAGTTGGCTCGACCGTGCCCTTTTCAGCAAAGTTAGTGTAGTGATCTGCCAGTTCTTGCAATGCTTCTTTAATCTCTTTTTGCAATATCCCCACGATTACCGGCATTTCTGTTTCAAATTGGAGCAAAGGAGATACTTTCGATGGAATCGTGAGGCAACGCGCTTTGAATAGACCGACCATCCGCTCCATAATCTTAACTACTTCATCCACCTGAATGAGCGACAATTCTTTTTCTGCCAGATCAAGCTCAGCAATTTTCCGCTTGGCTCTTTCGTGCAGCGCTTTTTCTTCGTTGTAATCGATGTCTGTATTATCGCTAAGATGCTGCACGTATTTGATGTATCGCTGAACGTTGTCGGCTAGATCGTATTTTCCTCTGCTAATCTGTTGGAGGATACCATCTCGTGTGAGTGTATTTACCCATTTAGGGGTTTTTCCGATCACATCAGCGAACTGCTGTGTGCCCACAATCATATCCATGAGTTCTCTCCTTTCTTCCGGAAGTAAAAAACAAATCGCTTCCTCTTCTTGACCCAATGTAGTTCGGGACAGTAGATGAAGCGATTTTTTCAGTAGTAGCAACGACCAGTGAATAGGAAGTGACTTTAAAATTTTGAGTCTAGTTGAATTTCGGGGCTCGATCGACCCGCATGGAATTAGACTTCCCGGAAGGACCCAAGCTGTCAGAATTGTGTATGGTTTTAACACAATTCAAATCAACCATTAGTGTCATACATAGTCATTTGGTGCTCCCCACCTGGGCTACGGCCTTGCTTGTCCTTTATTTGCTTGGCATCCGTCGCTATAGATTTTTGCAACTCTTGTTCCATCTTCATGAGCGAATGCAGATCACGCACAGAGTTTACAATGATCTTGCCGCTCTGGAAATCCTTCACCCATTGGGCGATGACCGCATGAATCACCTTTCTATATTTCTGGTTCGTATCAACAAAGTCGGTCAGCAGTTCTTCTGTTTGCTTTTTCATTGATGCCACCACAGCTTTCCTTTAATATGGAAAATGAGATAGTGGCTTGAAGAATCCGTGGCCACGGTGTTCCACTATCTCTGCTGGGGTGACCCGGCTTGAGTGGGAGAGTGTTTCTGCACTCTCCTTTTCTTATGCCTTCACTGCTATTTCACCAGTGAGTTGTTCCCATCGTTTTACGATCACATCACAATATTTGGGGTCAATCTCCATGAGGTAGGCAACCCGCTCGGTTTGCTCAGCCGCAACAAGTGTGGATCCAGAACCGCCAAAGAAGTCGACCACGATGTCCCCACGCTTACTGCTGTTCTGTAAAGCTCGAGCAACTAGAGCAATTGGCTTCATCGTGGGATGCTCGCCATTACGCGTTGGCTTATCAATTTCCCAAACCGTGTCCTGCTTGCGGTCGCCGTACCATCGATGTGCAGCCCCCGGCTTCCATCCGTAGAGAATGGGCTCGTGTCGCCAATGGTAATCCTGTCGGCCAATAGAGAAACTATTTTTTACCCAAACGAGACACTGTTTCAAAAGCCATCCGGATTCTTTCATAGCTGATTTAAAATTTGCGCCCTCCGTAGCCGCATAACATACATAGATAGGGGCTCCCTCTTCGGATACGAGAAAGAGGTTTTGATAGACGGTCACCAGGAATTCCTTGAACTGGCCGTCTGCCATTTTGTCGTTTTCAATCTTAAGAGCATCCTTCGTTTTACCGGTGTAATCCACGTTGTACGGCGGATCGGTGAAAGCCATTGCAGCAAGCTTGCCATCCATAAGCCGTTCGACGTCCGATTGATTGGTTGAATCTCCGCACAAAAGTCGATGTCGCCCGAGAATCCAAAGGTCGCCTGGTCGTGTGACTGGCTCTTCGATTTTAGAGAGCTCGTCTTCAATATCGAAATCATCTTCTTTAACTGGTTCATCTATTTCAATGTTGACGTAATCGTTGATCAAATCTACAACTTCATCCAGATCAAAACCTGTGAGCTCTACGTCCAAATCGCACTCCTGTAGCTCCGCCAACACCTGGGCGAGCATTTCCTCATTCCAATCCCCGCTGATTTTGTTCAGAGCGATGTTGAGTGCCTTCTCCTTAATGTCATCCAAGTCAACGACTGATACGTCTACCTCAGTCCGTCCTAACTCGTTGACGAGTATTTTGAATCGCTGATGCCCTCCGACAAGGTTTCCACTTCGCTCATTCCAAACCAGCGGCTCGACGTAGCCAAACTCTTGAATGGATCGTTTCAATTTCTCGTATTCAGGGTCGCCCGGCTGCAAATCTATTCGCGGGTTATATTCAGCAGCCTTAATCATAAAGACTGGTATTTTCCGTATGTCCATGCTGTTCAGCTCCTTCGTGGCGATAAAGTAAGAATAAAGAATATTACCAACCCTTGAATTGCTCTATGCCTTGATACTGTTGGGCTGGTGCCGTGTTTTGTAGGTGTAATCAAACGACTATTATTCCAGCAGAAAAGTATATGTTTTGTTTCACCGCAAAAAATGAGATTGAAGCTTAGAGCCTTATACTTTGGCTGCCTGTTGGCTTCTGGCGACCCCTAATCCAAATTTGGGTCTTCTCCTGCCTCTGTGATCTCCTGGCTGAATAGGTGCAGGAGCCACGCTTCTGCTGTCTTCCCATTGAGAGAATACAGGGGATTGATGGTTAGTGCTGACCGTCCATCCAAGTCAGTTCGGCGGATGATCTGCAGCTCAATGAATGTCTTCACAATCTTGCGTGCTGTTGGATAGGAACAGTCTGCAATGCGGGCAAGGTCTTTGACGGTAAGTGGTGTGCCCTTTTGCCCGCGCTCATTGTCGCCTTGCAGGAGGTTGGTTCCCTCGCTGGCATAAGGAGCGATCTTCAACAAAAAGCCAGCCTCAGCGAGTGACAGCTTTCTGAGCCGTCGCTTTGCCTTTTGGCTGGCTTTGTTCTTCACGAATTTTGAGCTGCGGCCTACTGGACGAAACACTTTTACAATCTCGTCCGACCGGCGCAGCACTTCCTCCGTGTAGTATATTTCTCCTGTCATTGAGTCGACATACTGCCGCACTACATTTCACCCACCTCCACTTATAAAGGGAGAAAGTACTCCAATTTATTATTTTCGTAAGTATAGTCCATGAGTTGAACAAATTAATTGGACCAGTTCTTTTTTTGATTGATCTCCTAAATAAAGCTCGAAAATAAGCCCATTAGAACGCACAATCAATTTGATTTCAGGAAAAATAAAGCATGTATGAATTTTTTCTCTTAAACTTAACCTAGTCAAAAGTTCCATCTTTCTATTCGAGTCAATTTCGAACATTGGTTTTTTTGACGCATTTTCATAAGTTTCGAGCAGGCTATTATGATCATCCACAATGTCTTTTAATCTGTCAATGTCTCGGTCTGATAGATTAGAAGTTGCAATAGCTGAACTAAGAGTCCATAACTGCTGAATAGTTTTAATAAAACGTTGTTCTTCCTGCAAATAGTAGCTATATTTGCTCATTTCTTCTTTGCAATCATCATAAAATATCTCTAATTCATCGCTTAAAGGATATCGCAAAGGCACTGGAAAGCGATCGATAAGAAACCTGTTATCTGAAAGTTCGCTTTCAAAGTCAATGGAAAGTAAATCTTCCTGAAAAGGTTTCAATAACTCATTAATACTATGTACATTTTCCCAAAGTCTCTCTTCAATAATTGTTCTAATTTCCAC